GCTCACAACCACCTGCTCGTTTCATAGCCCGCTTCCTGATAAGGCTCCTGAATAGGTCGTCTAGCCTATCCATTGCCTTCCGCCTGTCAGTCTTTTTACTCTTTGTTTTTAAGGGTGTCACATTAACTCCATATCAGGTGTTTCTGTTCATCATTCGGTTTCATTTCTCTTTCCTTTCTAGGCAATTAACCCAAACATTCCCGTCTTTATCGGGGGTGAGCATATCACAAGGGTTCTCAGGCAACTCCTGATTCTCTGCCTCTATCCTAACCTTCTTATGCTTCAGGAGTTTCTCTAGTTGGGCAGGCAATAATTTATCTATAAACTCTGCTAGGTTCGGTAGGCTTGCCCTCCAATCAATTCGTAATAGTGCCTCTGCAACAATTTTCCCATAGATAGCCCGAAATGCCTCATACTCACTCAACAACGCTTCCTGTTTTATCTTTTCATTCATGCTTTACCTCCTACCTTGCTCTTACTATTCCATCTATACCCACACTTTTTACAATGACACCCAATTATTAACACTTTACCCCCACCTGCCCAAGATGTATGTTCAGGTAACCGCTCACCACATTTAGGGCATTCCCATGCACTCATTTCTCTTTCACCCCCTTCTCTATCAAGTCCTCTATAGTAACCCCTTCAGTTACTTCTATGGAGAGGATTTTCTTAACCCCTGATTTATCAAGGTGAATGTGTTTATTAAAACCAGCTTTATTAACCTCCCAATAAGTCAAATCGTCTCTTGTTAATTCCAGTTCTGCTATCTCTTCCCTTACTCTTTCCATGTTACCTCCTTTCTCTGTTCTTTTATTGCCTTTTAATGGGAGCTATCTCCCCCTTTTCAGCCTATAATCCACAGCCTCATTCAGCACGGCCCGGGATAAATGCTTGTCCTGAAACCGGCTCTTGAGGCGTGGCGGTAATTCCCCTATGTCCCTATTTGTGGCGACAATGGTAAATCTCCCATTGTTCTTCTTCACCCCCGGGACATCGGTGTCAAATGTCTCGAATGTTTGCTTAGTCCCTATCACTCCACTTTGTTGAACGAGATCACCCCTTTTATAAGCCGCAGCCTGGTCGCCATAACACCCCGGATGATTGCAGAATACTACCTTCCAATAATCAACAGAGCCATCAGGTTTTGACGGATGAATGAAACCACCCCCTTTGCATTTTGGACAATCAAATAATGGTCTATACGGCATATCCTCCCAGGTGGATTCAAATGACGTTTTATCGCTATCCGTCATTGTCGGGTCTAGTATAGGATGCCGGTAAGTCTCTGGGATTTCGATCCTTTCCATTTCCCTTGTCCCTCCTGTACCAATTCAAGATTGTTGCATAGTGTGATTTGTATTTATCCTTACCCGTAGATTCCAAGTATCCCGATAACCTCTCAATGTATTCATTAGTCTTATTCTGGAGTTTATCTTTAAGCCATTGATACTCTTCCTCAGTTAAAAGAACATTCTGGAATTCTCCATGCTTTCTTTTGTATAGTTTCTTTTGTATAGTTTCTTTTTTCTTTTGTGCGACAACAGGGCTGCTAACTTTTGTTGACAATTCTGCTAACTCAGTTGACGGAATTGCTAACTCGGTTGACGATTCTGCTAACTTTTCATTGTTAGCAGTTCTGCTAACTTTAGCTACAGAGTTATCTAAACTGCTAACTTTCCACTTTTCCCAGTCCTTTTGTATGCCGACACTTTTCCCATTCCGAATAATAATATTGCGTTCCTGTAGTTCCCTTAATGCCCTAGACACTACTGACTTACCCAACTCAGTAGCAGTTTGAACTTGAAAGTTAGCAATATAGTCAACTTTTTTCTTAAAGCCGTATGTCTTACGCAGGATGCAAAGAAGCACCTGCCACTGGTTTGGCGCTAAATGCAATTTCATTAGCCTTTCTAAAAGCTCATTGGCTATCCGTGTGTGTCCATCCTCTAATTGTGGGTTAGCCATATCTCAATTTATGATTCTCACTTCCTCGCCTTATCTTGCTTCTGTCTCGGATTCAGCTTCTATTTCGATATAGCCTTCAAGTGTTACATCAACTCGGTATTTAGGCATTTGTCCCTCCTACATTCTTTCAGTAATATCTACTCAGGTAACTCCTGTCTTTACCCATTCTATATTTGTCATTCTTTACCTCACATAGTCATTTGGGGGGATAAATTTCATATTCTCTTGTATCTTGCGTTCTACTGTACAGATGGTGTCATTGTGTCCTGCGCCATGAGCTACAAGCAGAATCTCCTCGAGAGAAAAGCCCCTACTAATTCCAAAACCCGCACTATTCCAACCAAAGCATACAGCATACCCTCCAACCTGTAATTGTTCCGAGAGTATGTCTTTTAGCTCTGCCCAACGACCACATATTTGTCCGTCTCTCATTGTGAACTTTCGCCCAACATTTTCATAAACACGCTTGCATTGCTCAAGGGAATAGGGGGGGTCAAATATGACACCAACCACATTGCCATTCAGTCCTCGAGCAAAATCTGTTGCCTCTAAGTGATATTTGGCTCGCTTACTTGCGTCAATATCGTTTGTGTTTTCCGCAGGACTATACATTCCCGCAAACGGGTCAACCCAACCTTTACCATCACCCACATATCGGGCTAGTAATTCCGCAATAGGCGCTATCTTAAAAGTCCACTTATTTGGCATCGCCCATACTCTATTTATAATCATTTCCCACTATACCTCTTAGGTGGCGACGGGGAATAACCCCCGCCGCCTATATCAAAAAGGAGGTGGAATAGTCATTGAGCTTTGTGGCCGTATGCTGCAACAATTTGTTGCCATGCCTGCTTCCTTTGCTCAGGGTCCGCTTCTTCGGCTTGCTCTTTTGTTTCTATGTGGCCAATGTCCTCTACATCTTGAGTAAATATATCTGACAGTCTGCCGGCTGATAGAGCAGCATCCACTAAGGCTCGCTTCTTGGCCATCTTGAGAATAGTATTGACCTGGGAATAAATATCCTCATTCTCAACCTTACCGATTTCCTGATTCTCAATTTCAGGATCACCGTCGGGCCACTTCTCTCCACAACCACCAATCTTGCCGTAGCATATCCACCCCCCACCATACTGTACCTTCCCCTTGATAATCGCCTCGGCCCCGCAGTATGGACATTTCCGCTTAGCATCACGCCACCTGTATTTACCTTCCATGCTATTACACTCACCAAGTCCCTCAGATATGATTGAGCCAGAAGCCAGGTGAATTAAACGACATTTAATCAGGTAGCGGAATAAGGGTTTGTCCCAGTCCTCAGCTTTGTCCAGAATTTCATATTGGTCTGAGAGCCCGAGAAGTTTAGCTATCTTCTCCGCGCCGGGCTTTAACAATGTGGGTTTTGAAGTGCCCGGTATAATACCGTAGTCTAAGTTCGGTATCATAGTTGAATGAACTATTTGCTGGAAGCGATTTATCGCCTGCATATCATTTCTGAATTTATCTTCATTGGGTAGTGCTAATGCTATTGTGGTTTCTTCTCCCATTCTATTTGCCTCCTTTGGCGACTGTAATATATTTCGGTGTTATGAGAACGCCTGGTATCTCCATAACGCCTGACTTCACTCTGGCCCGGATACGGCTCAAATTAGGATCGCATAACTCACGAGGCACTAATGATGGGTTCACGATAGATACATCATAGTCATCTCGATAAGTGACGCTGCCAAGATGGGCCCTGCTAGTTTTGCTAGGTGCTTCGGGAATGTCCTCAGCTGGAGTAAGCTCGACCACTTCCCCTGTTTCTTTAGCCTCGGCAAGTTTCGCTGCCTGTTCCGCAGCAGCTATCATTCTTAGCTCCTCTGCTTCCCTGATTTGTTCGGCATGATATTTCTGCAAGGCTTCATTGACAATATGGATGCCCATATTAAGTTTATCGGTCAAGGGCTTGAATAAGTTATTTATCCTATCGCGAGTTTCATTCACTGGTTGCAGTAATTCCTTGCGCTTGGTTTCAATTTCCCTCAAGGCTTGTCTGGCGTGAATGAGCATATCCTCGGCATTCTTTTGTTCTGCGTTAGTAGTAACAACCGCATCTGCCATCCATCCCAATAGGCTTGTTTGGCTCTGCTCAAGTGTGGTGACCTCGTTTTCTGTGCGTGTTTCTATTGTTTGCATAATTCCTCCTTAATCAGCGCAACTCATTTAATCCCCCTTGCTCGGATTCTCTTTCTCTTGATATTCCCCGAATCTCTTTTTGCTTTCCTGGGTGAGGTTTTTAATTACCTGTTCAGCAACATACTTAGAGGCAAAATCAGACCTCATATTTCCCC